AGGTCCGCGGTGATCGTGACGTTCGTGTTCGCCGAGTAGGTGATCCGGAAGAACCGCCACGTGTTCGCGCCCTTGATAATCTTCTGCGTGGTCGTGGCGGTCGTGAGCACGAACGTTGTCGCCGTGTCGGTGTTCGGCGTGCCGATATCGGCGTATGTCGCGGGGGTGAACACCGAGTTATCCGTCGACACTTCGAGCGCGACAGTAATCGTCGGCGTGGTGCCAACGACCGAGATAATCCGGCAGATTTCCCATCCCTTGTGCGACACGCCGCGATCGGCCACGTTTGTCGACGCGCCGACGCCGCTCTGCCCGTTCGACAGGTTGACCAGCGACGCGCACAGGCCCGACGCGCGAGCGTCTAGGGTCGCCATTGTTAGGCCCTACCTGTCGGCTTTGCCGCGGTGGTCGTTGACTTCCGGTCGCGAGGGGTCGCGCGCTCGGCCGGGGGCTCGGATCGGGCGGACGGTTCGGTGGCAGCCGCCTTGCGCGTCTCCGCGGCTTTCGCTGCGGTTGGCTCTTCCGACGCGCGAAGCTCGGCGAGTTGCTTACGCACTGACCGGACCCGGTCATCTTGACCGTAGGCGAGTGCGTTCGCCAGCTCGTTGCGTAGTTGCACGAGATATGGCCGTTGCTGATACGGGATCTCGTCGTCCGCGAGTGTCGTCGGCTTGTCGTCGGCCATCGTCGGAACCTCTCGAATAGATGTTGTGGTACAGGGAAGGCCCGATTCCCCGGAAGACGCAGCGCCACGCTTCCGGGGAATCGGAGATCGGAGAGGGTCTAGAAGACAGGCGCGATCAGACCGGTTCCGCCGATCTTCGCGATGCCATTCGCGTAGCGCCGGAAGCTGTACGCGAAGTACCCGTAGAGGACGAGCAGCACGCCGAGGTTTGCGGCCTTCGGCTGCTCGGCCCGAATGAAGACGGGTGCGTTCGGGTCTTCCCAGAGGTGGCACTCGGTAGACGGGACGACATAAATCTCGTCTTCCGTGCCGCCGCCAAGTGCGGTCGAGATGTTGTTATCGACCACGACACCGAGCCCGGACGGCAGGATGCCGCGAACACCTTGGTTATACCCGGCCGCATCGGTGACACCACCGGCCTGCACCGGGATGCTCGGCTGCGTGATGCCAGGCCACAGGGCCGACACCTTTGATTGCATCCAATACCACCGACGCGAGTGCATCACGGCGTGCGTGGGCACGCCGTACGCGAGTAGCGCGGCCTCGACGCCGGACGCGGCCGACAGGATCTTGCCATACAGCGAGTCGGCCGGGGTCGCACTGAACAGGGCCGGCGCGGCGGACGTGAACGCCGTTGCCGTGCCGATTGCGGACAGCCCGGTAACCGCCTGCGTGATGAGCGTCGCGTCCAATGTGGTCGCGTAGCGGCGGAAGAGGTCATCCATGACGATGCTCTCGATACCGGTACCGCGGTCGATAGCCTGGCGCGAGAGCGTCTCCTGACCGGCGGCGGTCTGCACGTTCTCCGTGAGGAGAGTGTCGTCGAATCCGGGGTCGGAACCTGCGGCCACCGACGCGTTTTCTGTCGCCTGTAGCGAAACGGTAGACGGCGTGGTGATGCGCGAGATGTTGACCGTCATGCCGTCCGGCGGCAAATCGTGCTTGTTGCAGATATCCGCGAACGGACGCAGGTTCGCGATCGCGGGCGCGTACATGTCGACGAGATACTGAGGAACGACGAGGCCCGAGTAGTTCGCCGTGGCCGAGTCGCCAGCGGCACGAGTCAGGTACACGCCGCGCTCGACGCGCTCTTCCTGCATGTGACGCGTGAGGCGCATCTCCGCTTCCATGTCACGGAAGAGGTATTGCTTCACGATGTCGCGCAGGAACGGGCCACCCTTGCCGGTGTTGCCCTTGTGGTACGTGCGCTCTTCCTGACCCACGCGCGCGACCCGGTCATACGCCGGGCGAGGCGCCGTGGTGGTCGAGTCGGGGTGCCCGCGCTCCATGAGGCCCAGCTCGACCTCGGCCTCTTCGGACTTCACCTTGCGCGCGCGAGCGAGCTTGGTATCGATCCCGACGAGATCAGTGCGCGCCCTGTCGCGCGTACGGAACGCGGCTTCGATCTCCCCGTCTTCTTCTTCGGTGAGAGTCGCGCGGCCTTCCGCCTTCGCCTTCGCGAGCGCTGTCTCGATCTCGGCCGTCGCCCGCGAGTAGCGCTTCTTGGTCTGCTCTTCCTCGATCTCGATAGATTGGATGAGGTCGTCGATTGTCGTCATTATGTGTGGCCTTTCAGGCACAGAGAATTAACAGGACACTGCGCCGACGCCACCGAATCTCCGGTTTGCTGTCAGTCGTTTAGTCGCGATAGATACGAATCGAGACTGCGCGCCACCACGACCGGCGTTTCGTGCGTGGCCGGCGGCATCTGCTGCTCGGCCAGGTCGGGGCGGTGCTGTAGCCGGTCGAGAGCCGCGCGTGCGGCACCGGCCGGTAAATGGTCGAGCGAGTCTAGGATCTCCCGTGCTCGCGCGCTCACACTCGTGTACGGGTTCGCGCCATAGTTCACCGCGGACGTATCGCCGCGATCCATGTCGAACTCGTTAATGCGGAACTCCATGTAGTCGGGACTCCATTGCCCTGACGTAATCATGAAGCCGAAGCTCTGTTCGGTGATCGTGCCATCCTCGATCGCTGCGACGAGGTCTTTGACATCTTGCCGAGTCGGGTTGAGAAACGCGCGATTGCCGCCGCCGGTATCGTCCGACCACAGTTCGAGCGTGCCCGATACCGTGCGCGCCATCGCGAGACCGGCGTGATTCACGAGGAAGACAACGTCGGGGCTGCCCGCGATCGTGGCCTCGGCCGCGCCCTTGCTGACTAGCTCCGTGTACGGGCCGGCCCAGTCCCACATTTCGTAGCCACGTTCGTAGACCGTGAAATATCCCTCTACCTGATAGAAGGATTTACCCTCACGATCCACCTTCTTAGCGCGCAGGCTGCATGGCGCGCCAAGGTCTTTAGTGGACACGCGACGGGCGGCACCATTCGGGAGTGCGCTCGCGCTGCGGATACCACCGTCCTCGGGCGCGCCGTTCGCTGCGAACTTGGCTCGGCGCAGGTCCGCCGCTTCCCTTAGATCGAGCACGGGCGACATCCGGGTGTCCTCTCTCAGATCGACTTAGGCTTCGTGTCCTGCGCCGGAATGTCTGGCTTCGGTGGCCACAGTCGATCGAACTCGGCGATCTGTGCATCGGTAAGCGGTGGCATGTTCTCTAGCGCGCGCGCCTCGTTTGGCGTCAAGGTGCGCGACGCGATCCGCGCTTGAAAGACATTCGCTCGCATCGCGTCGTCCATCCGCAAGAGCGCGGAGGTACCGAGCTTCACGAAACGCGGGCGCGGTAGCAGGCGAGACAGGGCGGCCTCTCGGCGAATGACAGCCGGGCCGAGGTGCATGATGAGGAACTGTAGGTTACGCTGCGTTACCGACGCGTAGGTTACGTGCCCGGTCGCCACGGCGGCATCGACGAGATCGCCGGGACAGTCGAAGAATCGCGCGACGTCGCCGATACCGAACTGCTGCGCGTCGAGCCACTCGCGACCGACGGCCTCGGATTGGATCGGGTTTAGTTCCCAGTCCTTACCGGACACGAACAGGTCGTTACCCTCGACCGCCGTTTTATAGCGGAGCTTCGCAAGGGTCGCGACATCGGACCCGACCTCGCCGACCGCGGTATTCTTTAGGTGCGCTTTCGCGATTCCACCTGAGCCGTACCATTCCAACGCGAACTGTTGCGCGCTCTGATACTGGCCGATCGACCATGCGGCATACGCGACGGGCGACAGGCCAACGGAGAGGCCCGGTACCGTGTATTGCCGTTCGTGCCATATCGCGTCGATCGGATAGAGCTTCCCGTTGATACGGTATTCGAGCGGCTTGTCGCGGTGCTCGATCACCGTGCACGCGGCGATGGGTTGCAGGTCGATGCGCGCGGGTAGGCCGAGCCCATTGCGTGCGGTGACGATACCGATCGTGTTGCCGGCCCGGTCGAGATCCATCTGTGTGGAGAACAGCCATTCGAGTATGTCGACTCGCTCGCCACCCGGATTGATAAGGATCGGCGGTTTTGGCACGTCAACCTGGATGCCATCCACGAGACGGAACGCGTCGACAGGCATTGTCGAAATAAGGTTCGCGCGCAGGCGCAGGCAGGCCCAGACGGCGGAGTGTCTCAACGCAGAGTCCGGAGTCACTGCGACGGCGCCCACGCGCGTGCCGCCCCGTGGTGTAATCAGATCGGCGGCGGTGGTCTCACGCTTCTCCGCAGGTGCCTTGCTGCGGCCCCCCCATAGGCTCACGAGGGCGCCCTACCGGTTCGCCGGGCCGACCATGCGGCGAACCCTGAGCCCGCGAGCACGAGCACGCCAGACACCGACAGCGCGGCCCACCCGATCCACACGGAAACCCACGCGCCGATACCCGCGGCGACGAGTAAGAGGCCCAACACGTCGAGCGCGGTTGTAACTCGCTCGTGCACGCTGCCCCCTCACCAAAACGAGTTAGACAGCTCATACGTCGCGCCATAGACCATGCGGCCATGTCGCGCGAGCGTGGCCGCCACGAGCGGCGCGATATCACCCGCCGAGTCCTTCCGTGTCCAGTGCCACGTATCGCCGCGATCGCTGCGCACCGCACCCGAGAGCGCTTGCTGTAACCGCGGGTCGCCGAGGTGCCGAAGCTCGTCGGAAATCACGTCGTCGTAGAACGCGCCGCACGCCTGCGACATCTCGGGCCCGCCAACCTTGACGACTGTCGCGCCGATCTCGGCGAGCGCCGTTTCCAGCTCGGGCACGAGCGACGCGGCCGGCCCGTTGCCGTCGACGACCACAATGCAGGGCTGCCACTTCAGCGCGCGCTCGCGCATCCATGGGACCGCCCACGCGGTACCCTCGCGCGACTCGACGATCTCGACGTGCCGCTTCCCGTCCGTGCGCACGCCCGCGGCCGCGATCGTGACCGACGTCCGGTTCCACGGCATGTCGATCGCGAAGGACGGGATGCCGACGATCTCTGAGTCGCGATCGAGCAGCGACGCCCACACGGTGAAGTTGATACCGCCGCCGGTGGTGACGATTTGTTTCGGCCAGACACCGAAGACCTCGCGACAGAATCCGACCTTGCCGAGCTTCCGCCGCAAGCGCAGTAGCCGAGCCTCGGTAATGCGGATGCCCAGCGCCGGACAGGTCGCCGACCAATTGCGCCGATCGTCCACGTCGATCGCGTCGATGCTGTCCTCTAGCCAGCCGCCGAGCCCCCAGTCGCGATAACCGAGCGAGTCGTCCCCGCCCGCCTCGGCCCGAGCACGCAATGCGTACATCGGCTCGGCGGTATCGCCCAACAATGGCGGCGTGGACATGTAAATCGTTTGCTCGTCTTCCACCGCGAGCGTTGTCGGCGCGAGCGCCTCCTGATGTGCGGCGGTGTAGGCGAACGCCTCGTCGATGAATTGCACGGCCGCCGTAAACCCACGGCCCGAGCCTTTCGAGCGAGCGATGAACTTTATGCGTTGCTGAGTGTCGAGCCTTTCGAATGATTCCTCGCCATTCGTGTTCGACACCTTTACGATAATGCCATCGATATCTATCAGGTTCGGGCCGACCACTTCGCCGAGGCTTTTCATCAAAGCCTTTACCCGGCGGAAAGCCTCCATCGCCGTCTTATACTCGTGCGCCGACCAGGCGATGAGTTCCTCGCCAAACAATAGGAATCCGGCGAGTGCGCGAGCTTCCAACAGCCCGCCCTTACCATTCTGGCGAGCTACCCACTCTGCGTAATCAGCGCAGGCCCAGTGCCCGTCACGGACCGCCATCATCAGCTCGCAGGCGTCCACTTGCCACGGATCGAGCGGCTTGCCCGCCCGCGCCATCAGGTCAACGGCGAATGATCCGAGGCTGTATTCATAAGGTGGCGCGAGTTCAATTCTTGGATGCGCGTTTCCGAGCAACTTCATCGGTGAGCCCGCTGATTCCAACCGACTCCCCCTCGCTATTGCGGGGCAATGCGATCGGACCGGCCGACTGGCGCAGTTCGGAGATAATCGCCTTCAGCGTCGCGGCCTGCTGTCGAGCTTCGGCAAGCGGACCGTTGACAATCACCGTGACGTCGCCCGAGTCCTCTAGGCGCAGGCGCAGCCACTCCTGACGATCGCCCGTCAAGATGTCGTCGAGCCGGTCGAGCCGGTCAACGATGCGCGCGGCCTCTTCCAGTAGGACCACCTGAGCCGGGCGCAGGCCGACGCGTACCTCGCGGAGCAGACGATCGCCGCGCGACTCACGCGGGATCGTGACAGGCTGTGGCTTGCAGCGCTTAGGATCGCAAAGGTCGTGGTTACCAGCCTTATGCGCTCTCGATCGGCGAGTGCGCTCGGCCGTTGTGAGGCTCATTTTCGGCCATTCCATGCGCGTGTCGGGGGGATAAACGCGCGGGGT